TTGAAGTTGTTTGGAACTCAACAGCAGCGCACACAATGGGCGATGGAAAAGCGTTCTTCACCTATGTCCATGGACTGAAGGACTCAACATCTTGGGGCTGCAACAATCTCGCACACGGACACCTGTCGTATGTCGAAGTCATTGCTGAACCATTGATTGGTCGTATGTTGGCACAAAAGATTGCAAGCGACATGAACGGCATCGTTTTCGTCAAGCGTGAGAACGTCATTCGTGAAACAGACGCAAGCATCACAATCGGCTATGAGAACACACTTTGCAATCGTGGCTCTTTCCGCTTGAAGCTCAAGAAAGAAGGTACGCCTATCGCGATTATCGATACAGAAACGACTATCGAAAATCTCGTTACCGCAATGACTCAGCAGTTCAGCGATGAAGCACTGCGTGGCATGGGCGTCACCCACATTATGGTATCCGAAGGTTTGCAGAAGGGTGCAATCCGCGAAGTACCAGAACTCATCAACGTGAAATAAGGAATATACATGAAAAGCGACAAAGTACTTGGACAAAAGGTCCACGAACATCTGCTGAGAATCGGTATGGAAACACCGATGAACTCTTCACCAGTGCCACGAACAGCTGACCAACGTCAAGCTATCATCGAAGTTGCGATGATGGACATCATGAATGCACTTGACTTGGACATGAACGACGACTCTTTGACTGATACACCAAAGCGTGTTGCGAAGATGTATGTGAACGAACTCTTCAAGGGTCTCGATTACGCCAACTTCCCAAAATGTACGGTCATCGAGAACAAGATGGACGCTGGTATGGTCATCGAAAAGAACATCAAGGTGATGTCAAACTGCGAACATCACTTCGTTACAATCGACGGTGTAGCAACGGTTGCGTATATCCCAGGAAATAAGGTCTTGGGACTCAGTAAACTCAACCGCATCGTCAACTTCTTTGCTCGTCGCCCTCAAGTGCAGGAACGACTGACAAACCAAATCTGGCATGCGCTGGCGTTCATTCTGGAAACAGAAAACGTTGCTGTGTATGTCGATGCCGTTCATTTCTGTGTTCGCTCACGCGGCGTCGAAGATGGAAACAGCTCAACTATCACCAGCAAGCTCGGTGGCGAGTTTATGACTGACCCAGCAGTTCGTGCTGAGTTCATGTCGCTCGCAAGGGGATAAACATGACGACTCGTGTAATCATTCAGAGCCCGAGTCCAAATCACCAGAACGTCAAGGTTGAAACGACGTCTGGTGACGGTCGTGAGCCACAGCTTCAAAAGGTGTTGACTGACGGGGAAGAGATTCAGTTGTATGTTTATCCCGGACAACAAATTTTGATATCTGAAGTGCCTAAGGATTGATATGGCTGAAGATATCGACCTAGAAGTATGGAATACTGTTGAAAAGGTTGGTGGTGATTATACCTTCGTTGGTGTCATCATTGCCAAGTTCGCAAAACTTTCTGGCGCGACTCGATATGTCGTTGAAGACGACCGAGGTGTACTTCACGTATACAGTGCAAAGATTCTGAGGAGAATTTGATGGAATTGATGTTCGACTTGGAAACGATGAGCACCAATCCCGACGCAGCGATTGTGTCGATTGGTGCTTGTAAATGGGACGGTGAGGGAATTCATGATACGTTTTATGCTGCCATCTCCCTCGCTGACTCTCTCAGATACGGTCTACACAAAGACCCAGATACAGTCGCCTGGTGGAAGAAGCAACCAATTGAAGCGACTCTCGCTTGGGCTCAAGATGGTAAGCCTCTCAAACAAGCTCTCCAAGAGTTCGTTGACTGGCTCGGACCTGACGCAAAAGACCACACCTACTACTGCTGGGGATTGAATTTCGACGTGCCGATTCTTGCTACGTCCCTCGAGCGGGTTGGTATCGAGAAACCGTGGAAGTATTGGAACTTGCGTTGCGCTCGAACCATTCATGCAGTGTTTGACACAGGCAAGATTGCAAAGCGTGAAGGCGTCTATCACAATGCAAAAGATGATGCAGTGACACAAGCGACTGAACTCATCCGCATATTAAATGCTGGCTGAAACTTACAGAACCACATATAATGGTGGTTCTTTTATGAGGTGTTGATTATGAGTGTTCAAACAATCCTGTCGGCAATGCCCGATGTCCAAAAAGCAGTTGTAATCCTGTCTGGTGGCATGGATTCTTCAATAGTTGCGCGTCTTGCTGTTGCAAAATATGGCAGAGAAAACGTTGCAGCATTGACGTTTTATTACAAGCAGAAGCAGTCTGTTGAAATCGAACGAGCGAAGGCGGTGTCGAGCTTCCTCGGGCTTTCTGCACATACTGTCGTCGACCTTTCGTTCCTTGGAGACATGGTACAAGGCGTCAGTGCAAACATCGTTGGTGGCGTTGCAATGCCAACCATCAAAGACATCTTGGGTGACCCAACTCCAGTCACCTACGTTCCAAACCGCAACATGATAATGCTGTCAATCGCAGCAGCGTATGCTGAATCACACGGCGCACAAGCAGTCATGACTGGTTTGCAATCACAAGACGAGTATTCATATTGGGACACAACACCAGCATTCGTTGCTGCGATGAACAGTGTGACTGGTCAAGCTCGAAAGGATGTCATCCAATACTACGCTCCATTTCAAGGCCTCAGCAAGTCAGATGAAATTGGCTTCCTGAAAGAACTTGATGGCAATGTGCAAATGCTGAAGAACACAATCACCTGCTACAATCCAGATGGTGATGTGAGCTGTGGAAAGTGTCCATCTTGCGCGGAACGCATCAAAGCGTTCATGAATTGCAAAATCGTCGACCCAGTTCCATACGCATTCAACATTCCTTGGAAGGTTTGATATGTGTGGTTTGTTCGCAAGTTTTTCAAAGCAAGCAATCGACGTGATGTCAAAGGTGAACTCCGCAAGGGGTTCACACTCGTTCTCGACAACCAACATCCTGAAGGCATCGGATGGGTTCTTGCAGACATACATTGACAAGCAACGTGGTGCATTCAAGATAAGCTCAGCAGCTGAAGCTGGCTACAAGATTTGTCACATCCAAGCACCAACAACAAGCGCACAAAGCGAAGCGAATATCCATCCAGCAGTGATTTCGTTCCCTGACTTCATGTTGTGGCACAACGGAATCATCAAAGATGGTGATGTCAAGCGTCTGCAGAAGAAGCACAACAGCGATGAGAAGTGGGACACAATGCTTCTCTTGCAAGAAGTGATTCGAGGCGACACAGCAGCGAACCTTTCTGACATCGACGGCAGTTTTGCATGCTTCTTGAAGACTCCGCTTGGCTTGTATGTGTTCAGGAATGAAATCAGCCCTCTTTTCTATGCAGAAAATGGTGATTTCAGCAGCGTCAAGATGTTGGGCATGCAAGCATTACCAGAAAACACGGTGTTCAAACTCGACCTAAATTTTGACACCAACACAATCTCGTTGACAAAGAAAGCAGAATTCACTACCTTTGCCAACCCATATTTCTTCGGAGAATAATTATGACTCAAACAATGAATGACATCGCAGCGAAGTCGCTCGGTGATTCAACCTCATACGCAGTTTACACGGACAAGTTCGACGCATCGCTGTTGAATCCAATGCCACGACATATCGCTCGTGAAGGGTGGGGAATCAAAGGAACTGAGTTCGTTGGTGCTGACGTTTGGCATTGTCATGAGTCAACTTTCCTCTTGAACAACGGCTTGCCAGTTGCAGGAACATTGAAGTTCATCTATCCAGCAAGCAGCGAAAACATGGTCGAATCGAAGTCCATGAAGCTCTATCTGAACTCGTTCGATATGTGCAAGATGGGCGACACACTTTACGAAGCAGTTTCCTCGTATGAGAACCAAGTCAAGTCAGACCTCGAAGCAATTCTTGGTTGTGAAGTTGAAGTCAAGTTCTTCGGCAGCGCAGACTTTCATCCAGTTTCGTCATACTTCGCATACGACAACGTTGTCGACCTGCTCGGACCAACCGTTCTCGAAACTGTTCCGTTCACTGACTACAGTGGAAAAGAAAATCACGTTTCGTTTGAATTACCTCATTTGTCTGATTACATGCCAGTTCGTATGTATACAAACATTTTGCGTTCACGCTGCCGCCACACAAAGCAGAAGGATACTGGCTCAGCATTCATCTCGGTTGTCAGTCAAACGAAGAAGGTTTCACCAATCAGCGTGTTGAAGCAAGTCGTCAGCCTGCGTGAAGTGAACGAGTTCCATGAGTTCTGTGCTGAGAAGCTGTATGTTGAAATCCAGAAAGCAGCTCCTGCTGATGTGAAGGCGAGTGTTGCTTTGCTTTACAGTCGTCGTGGAAGTCTGGATATCAATCCAGTTCGTGCAACTGACTTTGAAACACTCAACAAGGAAAATACAGAATTGCTTAACATAAATGTTCTGACAATCAAAACTCAAGGACAATGATGACAAAGCCACACCACGGGAATACACTGGAGTATGTCGGTTCGGGAATGGGTAACACCCGAATCGTCTATGACGGTATCGATACCAATCCAGACCTCCTGAAATATCTCAACGACGGATTCGTTCGCATGAACACAGACCCAATCCACAAGATGGGCGTTCTTTACAATGCGTTCGTTGAGCCAAAGTATGGCATGATGTTCAAGAAGCGTCATCGCGAGTTCTGTCACAGCATCCACGCAGACTCTGGTGGCTTGCAAGTGATGACACTCGGAAAGAAAATCACACCTGCACTGAAGCTGGAAATCTATTCGCAACAAGCGAAGAACAGCGACATGGGAATGTGCTTTGATGAAATTCCAGTCGTTACAACTGGAAAGACTAGCGTCGCAACAACAGCGGGACGATACTTCGATTCACGTATAGTTCGCGAACGTGCGTGGAAGACTGGTGAGAACATTCTGGAACAGGAACGCATCTTCGAGGAACTTGGAACGAAAGCGGAAGTGTGTGCGATTGTTCAGGGTCATGGTGGTGATTCGCTGAAGGTTTGGGCTGACACATTACGTGAAGTGATGGGCCACGACTTCAACAAAGTGTCGTTCACTGATACCGCGATGGGAACTGGTATGCTGGAAGATGTGAAGGTAGCATTTTATTCTGCTGCTTATCGCGGAACAGCGACACACATCCACTTCTTGGGAATCGGTTCGATTCGTCGTTTGTTGCCAATCATCATCTTCATGCAGACTGGTCTCTACAAAGACTTGCACATCAGCTACGATTCGACGTCTCACACGTCTGGAATCCAGAAGGGCAAGTACTACATGGGCATGGGAAGTGACATCATCCGTGGTGCTGGTGGCTCTGTGCAGTTCCCGAAGGAAAGAAACTACGTTTGGGAACGCATCTTTGCTGACATCAACAGCATCCACCCATATCCGTTTGACATGGAGTATTTCTACAAAATGTCGACAACGAGCCCATCAAAGAACTTGAAGGCGACAGGCGACCTAGCTGGCCCAATTTTGACATCATGGGCTCTGTTTACTGGTTCGGTTGTCAACTTCCAGAAGGATGTGAATGCGATTTTGAACAGCAAGGAAGCATTGTTGAACTTCATCAAATCACCTCTCGAGCGAAGCATCTACGCTGCGCTTTATGACGTAAAGAACATCGACGACTTCGACCATTGGGAGCGTCATATGGGTCGATATCTCCCTTCGACTCCATTACCAAAACTGAGCGATTCCACGCTGGATTCGTTCTTTTAATCGTGATTAGGTCTACAGAAGACTATATCATTTGTATATTGTGTGTTTGAAATGAAAGGTAATAAGAAATGAAAATTTCCCGTGATACGATTGAAGCATTGAAACACTTTGCTTCCATCAATGCAAACTTGCTGATTGAGCCAGGCTCTGAAATCAACACCGTGAATATCGCGAAGACTGTCCGTGCGCGTATTCCAGTTGTTGAAGATTTCCCTGTCGAGTTCGGCATCTACAACCTGTCCGAGTTCTTGGCATCCCTGTCATTGTTCGACGACCCTGAGCTGACGTTCAAGTCCGACCGCGTGGTAATGCACGAGTCGAATGGCAAAGGTAAGCTGATTTACATGGCAGCGACAAAAGACATCCTCGTCTATCCAGAAAACAAGAAGCCACTGCCTGACCGTGTTGACTTCGAGTTCAATCTGTCCGCTGACGACCTGAACAAAATCATGAAGGCTTACGGCGTGCTGGGCGCACCTGACCTGTTCATCGACGCATCTACTGCTTCTGGTATCACTTTGCGCGTCGGCGACCAAGCAGGAAAAGTTCCGAACGCATACAGCGTGAACATCTGCGACACAAGTCCAGTGAACGGCCAATACATCATCAAGATTGATAACCTCAAGCTGATGTCTGGTTCATACAAGGCTCAAGTGCTGATGGGCATCATGGTCAAGTTCGAAAGCAACGACGGCCGCGGTGTAACGCATATCGCTCTCGAGAACTAAGATGAAAATCAGTCATGTTGCTAGATGGCTTTTGATTGGCGGAATTTTTACTTTCGCCGCCTATGACCACAACGGTACAGTTGCATTCATGGGTTTCGTTCTTACGCTCGTAGTCATTGACGATGAGAAGAATGGACGAAATAACAATAGCCATTGATGTTCACATCTGATGTATAAAGAACTGCACTGGTGAGTTCGCGCCACCAAAAGAGATGGCCTTGTAGTAAGGTAACGGACTGAGGCTTCGTGTCTCAAGTCCCACAATGCTCGAATTGTCAAAAACTCGCGATGACTGCTGGAAAGACAGCACCAACATCGATGCTGCTCAAACTCTAATTTGGTGATGGGTAAGCCATCTGCAGACAGGATTTGGAGCACCAAGTCAACTGCTGAAATCTGTGAAAAACTACGACCTTGAGTAAGTCGGTGGGCGGCATCGATGTTGGTTCAATCTAAAGAACCGTTTACAATGTTACACTTTGTGAGGCCTATATTATGCAAATCAATGACAAAGAATCTCTGTGGGTCGAGAAATATCGTCCACAATCCCTATCAGACTGCATCCTGCCGACTGATATCAAAAGCGTGTTTGACGGAATCAAGGCAGCAGGCGACCTGCCAAACATGATTCTTGCTGGTGGCCCTGGCCAAGGAAAGACTACAGTTGCGAAAGCATTGTGTGAAGACCTCGGCTACGACTGGATTATCATCAACGCATCCAACGAGCGGAACATCGACGTTCTGCGCACGACAATCACCCAGTATGCGTCTGCTCGTTCACTTGAGGCATCAATGAAGTGTGTCATCCTCGACGAGGCTGATTACATGAACTCAAACACTTTGCAACCTGCGCTGCGTGGTGCATTGGAAGAGTTCAGCAAGAACTGTCGCTTCATCATGACTTGCAACTACCCAAACAAAATCATCCCAGCGTTGCACTCTCGTTGCGCATTCATCGACTATCAAATTCCTGATGCTGAAAAGCCTCAGTTGGCGATGGAAAGTTTCAAGCGTCTGATGTTCATCTTGGACAATGAAAAGGTGACATACGAGAAGCCAGCCCTGGTCCAATTGGTGCAGAAGTACTTCCCTGACTTCCGTCGTATCATCAACGAGTGTCAGCGTTACTCAATCATCAAGGGCAAGATTGACATGGACATTCTGTCGTCCGTGAAAGACGTCAACCTCGACCCGCTGGTGTCCGCTTTGAAGAAGCAAGAATATAAGGCGATGCTGCAATGGGTGACTGACAACGAATCGTCTGATGTCAACATCCTGTTCCGCAAGCTCTATGACGCATTGTATGAGCATCTGGACCCAGGTTCGATTCCTGAAGCAGTGCTTATCATCGCTCGATATCAATATCAAGGCAACAACAGCGCAGACCCACGGATTCAGTTCGCAGCAGCGATGACTGAGTTCATGACTCTCAAGTACAAGTGAGGTCAGCATGTTTGATACCAATCGCGAGCCGATAGACCAAGCAGCTATCGACCTCGAGGTCAAGCATGGCAGCACAAAGCTGTCTCCGTTTGACTTCATAGGCGCGATTGACCAGAAACGCCTGATGGACTTTTCTCAGGATTGGGTTGAAAAGCAATACGACCCGTTCATGGTCAATCGCGGTTATCTGCAAGCCCAACGAACTGTTGGTGTAGCAGCAATGATGGACCAGTTCAACAACCTTGACAAGAAGATGCAGTTCGACTTCTATTGGAACGTATTGCCAAAGTCGTCATCGTTCAATCGTTGGACAAAACAGGACAAGGAGAATGAGGAGAAGATTGCTCTGTTGAAGCAAGTGTATGGAATTTCTCGAAGCAAATGTCTCGAAGTGCTACCACTAATAACTGATTGGGAATCTTTAGCGGCAAGAGTATTTCAAGGTGGTAGAAAGTAGTTTACAATTATCAAAATGCCAACGTTTCATGATGCGATTGTATCCAGTTTTATTGCAATGCGGACATGAAACGATATTTGGATTTGCTAATTGTGATTCTCTCATTTTGCGCTTTGTTTCGTCAGAATGGTGTGCTCCAAATAATGGATGATTTTCACCTTTCTTTGATTTGCTAATCGCTAGACGAGTTTTGCCCACGATTTGGATTCGACTATATTGAGATCTTTTGAGAATTGTAGTGCAAAGTTGACACATTCATCGCGATTGGTGAACAATTCATGCCACAAAGTTACGACATGATTCGTTCCATGTTTATTGATGTGACGAATCCAATGTTTACCAGAACCTAGATACTTGATTGGGTCAGATTTTGTAGTCTTACCGAAATACATCAGTCCTGTGACTGAATGTTGTTTGATGTACAGATATGTTGGCTCAAAATGTGAATAAATATGTGTGCTGGACATTACAGTTCCTTGAATTGTTGAAGAATGTTTAGAGTGAGTGGAAACTCGCAATTTCGCGACTCACAATAATTTAGTGAAAGTACAAAATGACTACAACAACTCTAACAAACGCAATCGAAATCATGCTGAATCATCCAGACGATTTCCTTAAAATCAAAGAAACTCTGGAACGCATTGGAATTGCATCAGCTTCAGAGCAAAGGCTGACTCCATCGTGCTACATCTTGCATCGCCGTGGAAAGTATTACGTCGCGCACTACAAGATGTTGTTTGAACTGGAGGGTGGTGAAGCAATTATGTCATCAACTGACTGGCATCGTTACTACACCATTTGCTTTCTCTTGAATAGCTGGAATCTATGCAAGTTAGCCCCAGAAACCCAAAATCCGTTGCCAGTTGATATTTCTCTTGTGAAGATTATTCCGCACAAGGAAAAGAAAGACTGGGAAATTCGCCACAAATTTCACATCGGCAAGAAGAAATAATGGACAGCGACGCATCCTAATCAAATATCTGACTAAATTGTTGAGAACAACCAACAAGGAAGTCGGATATGGCATTGCCCCAAACCCGAGAAGAATTTAAGCAATTCTGTCTGCGAAAACTAGGTTTTCCAGTCAACTCTCTCAACATCGAAGTTACACAAGTCGAGGACCGCATTGATGAGGCCCTTCGATATTTCCAGCTCAACCACTACAATGGTTCTGAGCAGTTCTATCTTTCGATTCAAGTTACCTCACAAGTCAAATCGCTCAAGTATTTCACCATGCCAGCAGGCATCATCGGTGTCACTCGTGTCTTTGATATCGGCTCAACAACAACCAATGCGCTCTTGACAGCGCAGTTCGCGTTGATGTCTGATATTGTTTGGCAGACTGTTCGTGGACAACAAGGTATCATGGATTATTCGTTGCTGATGTCATATCGTTCTCTCGTGAACGACTTGATTGAAGGTAAGAAGATGATTCGCTTCAACATGATGCAGAAGAAAGTCATGTTGGACATGAACTGGTCTAACATCCCTGAAGGTGCGTTCGTTGTATTTGAATGCACAAAGGCCCTCGACCCAATCGAATATCCTGACGTCTGGACAGACCCATGGCTTACAGAATATGCGACTGCTGTTCTCAAGAAGCAGTATGGTGAAAACTTGAAGAAATACACTGGCGTTCAATTGCCTGGTGGGATTACACTCGATGGACAAACACTTTGGAACGAAGGTGATGCAGACATCCGCCGCCTCCAAGATGCAGTTCAATCCGATTATCAGTTGCCACCCGACTTCATGATGGGATAATGAATGCCTAATCTCATTACATACACCAACCTTGGCGCAGCAGGACTTGCAATCTCGTTTGAGTTTTATAACTCAGCAGGGACTTACATATCCACAGTTGCTGGGGTTGAATCGACTCCAGGTGTATACACGGGTGTCGTTCCAGGGACATTCTTGGCAGCAAGTTATTCGTGTCGAGTTCGATGGAATGGTTATCTCGTTTCAGTGCAAAATTTTGTGTGGGATGGCATTGCGGTAACCTCTGTGACAGTTGTACTTTCTGCGAATATCCCTGGCCACACAACAAACGATATGACTGCTGGGCAACCACAGCAAATCGAGCCAGTTACTTTCCATGCAAACAACCTCGCATCAGGAAAGAATTCTGCATTCATTACGAACCAGTTTGGAACATTATTGAACGAGCGTTCAGTGATGATGAACATCAATCGCGAACTGATTTCTCAGAATGGCTTTGAGGTGTATTACATCCAAAATCCATTCACCAACGTTGACCCTCTCTATGGCGAAGACCGTTTCTTCCAACTCAATGCAAATCAGACGAAAAAGCTCGTCGTGTATTTGAAAGATGCATCTGGTGGATATGAAGGTGGTGCATTCTTCAGTAAGTTTGGTTTCCAGAACAGACAACAAAGCGAATTCATCGTTTCAGTGAAAGAGTGGCAACTCATATTCGGCGCACTTCGTCCGCTTGAAGGCGACTTGTTATACCTTCCACGTTGGAACCAATTTGGACCGACAGACTTCATGCGTGTGAACTTCGTTGACAAGTTTGACTCAAATGGATTCTATCCATTGGGAGAACATTTCACGTTCACATTGCAGACTGAGAAATGGTCATACAGCTCTGAGAAGATGGCTACTGGAATTCCTGAAATTGATTCTCAAGAGACTCAATTCAGTGCTGACGTTGCTGTCAACAACAATTTGCAGGCTGAAGCACTCAAGGATAACGCTTCTGTTCAGACCTTGAGCGACCCAATAATTGATTGGAACGTGAACAATCCATTCGGGCGTGGTT